AGGTGCAAAAGCAGCGCATCGGCGAGAACGTGCAAGTCGTGGTGCAGGCCCTCAAGAAGATGGAGGCGGACATCCGCAGCCGCTACGACGAGGTCGGCAACAAGATCGAAAAGCGTGTGGCCACCATCAAGGACGGCCAAGACGGGCGCAACGGCGTCAACGGCAAGGACGGCAAAGACGGCCGCCCAGGCCGTGACGGCGGCACGGGGCCACGCGGCGCTGACGGCCTGAACGGCCGTGACGGCCGTGACGGCGACGACGGTGTTTCTGTTACCGACGCACACATCGACTTCGACGGCTCGCTGATCATCAGCCTGTCGTCGGGCCGCACGATCAACGTGGGTGAGGTCGTGGCCCCTGATCTGGCCGAGAAGATCAAGGTGATCACCAACGGCGGCGGCACCAGCCAGCAAGTGCTCGATACACTGGCCAGCCTCCAGACCCAGATCGACAACCTGATTCCTGACCAGACAGGCAACGCAGGCAAGTTCCTGACGACCAATGGTTCGGCCTTGTCTTGGGGCAGCGCGGTGGGTGGCTTGAGCTATGAAGGCACTTGGAACGCGAGCACCAACACGCCCACACTGGCGTCTGGCACAGGCACCAACGGCTACTACTATGTGGTGGCCACAGCTGGCTCGACCAACCTAGACGGCATCACGGACTGGCAGATCGGCGACTGGCTGATTTTCAATGGCACCGTGTGGCAAAAGATTGACCAGTCGAACTTGGTGACCTCGGTCAACGGTCAGACCGGTGCGGTCAGCCTGAGCACGACCAACATCAGCGAAGGCACGAACCAATACTACACTGACGCCCGCGCCCGTGCGGCCATCAGTGCAGGCACGGGTATCAGCTACGACTCCAGCACTGGAGTGGTGACCAACTCGGCCCCTGACCAGACGGTCGCGCTGACCGCAGGTACTGGGATCAGCACCAGCGGCACCTATCCGAACTTCACCATCACCAACGCGGCCCCTGACCAGACGGTCGCGCTGACCGCAGGTACTGGGATCAGCACCTCGGGCACATATCCGAACTTCACGATTACCAACGCAGCTCCTGACCAGACAGTTGCTCTGACTGGCTCGGGCACAACTACGGTCACAGGCACATACCCTAACTTCACCATTGCGTCGGACGATCAGTACGATGGCACGGTGACCAGCGTCGGCGGCACGGGCACAGTCAACGGCATCTCGCTGTCAGGTACGGTCACCTCGTCGGGTAACTTGACCCTGGGCGGCACGCTGGACCTCAGCAGCCCTCCAGCGATTGGCGGCACAACGGCTGCTGCTGTATCTGCAACAACCCTGACAACATCGTCTACTGTTACGCATAACGGCGGCACAGCCAACGGAGTCACCTACCTCAACGGCTCCAAAGTCCTGACCACGGGGAGTGCGCTGACGTTTGATGGGACGAATCTGGGTATTGGGACGAGTTCTCCGAGTGCAAAGCTGGATGTTTCTGGTGGCAATTTAAGACTAACAAACGCAAGCAATGCAAAAATTGAGCTACGCACTAGCGGCAATAACGCCACAAGTGAATTGCTGTTGGAGGCGGCAAATTCATCTGGAACAACCGATCAAACAGCGTCTATAAAAGCAGTAGGCTCTGGTGGAACAGACGGCGGCGCTAATCTTACGTTTGCTACTAAAGATCGTTTTGGGGTTCAGTCAGAACGCGCCCGTATCGACTCCAGCGGTAACTTGCTGGTGGGGACTACGAGTGCAGGGGGTCACGTAAGCATTAACAGCATTGGTGGCTCTCAAGGGACGGCACTGTTTGTTAATGGATGGGGAGGTGGTATTGGTTCAGGCGCTGTTTTTACAGCAGCAAACACATCTAACGCCGATGCTATTTATTTCAACACGTCTACAACAAACGTGGGAAAGATTGCCATCACTTCGACAGCAACTTCCTATGTCACATCTTCCGATTACCGCCTGAAAGAAGACGTAGCACCAATGACTGGCGCTTTGTCTGTCGTTCAGCAACTTAAACCCTGCACTTACAAATGGAAGGCTGACGGTTCTGATGGTCAGGGCTTTATTGCCCATGAGTTGCAAGCCGTTGTGCCTGACTGTGTTACTGGCGAAAAAGACGCAGTGGATGCAGAAGGCAAGCCCGTCTACCAAGGCATCGACACCAGCTTTTTGGTCGCCACCCTCACAGCGGCAATTCAAGAACTCAAAGCCGAGTTTGACGCATACAAAGCAACCCACCCCTGAAAGGAACAACCATGACTACCACATTCAAAATCTCCCAAATGGATCGCAACACTGCTGACGGTTTCGTCACCGTAGTGCATTGGAACGCCTCACAAGTTGACGGTGAGTTCTCAGCCTCAACATACAGCACAGCCAGCTTCACCAAAGAAGACGGTATCAACTATGTGCCTTATGCTGACCTAACAGAAGCTGCTGTTGTGCAGTGGGTAAAGGCATCCTTGGGCGAAGAAGGCGTTACTGCTGTGGATGCTGCTCTGGATGCAAATATTGCTGACCAGAAGGCTCCTAAAGTTGCCACCGGAACACCTTGGGAGTGATAGATGGCAAGCATTGACGCTACTGAAGCACGGCTGTCAACCCACGAAGAAGTCTGCGCTTTGCGCTACGAGCAAATCAATGCTCGGCTAAAGCGCATTGAAGGCATCATGATGAAAACAGCGGGTGTGATGCTTTTGTCAATGGCGGGGACTATCTTCTCAGCCGTTTGGATACTCAAATGAAGGACTGGGCCATCGCATTCATTGCTGCGGTGGCCGTTTCTGCTTTGACTGTCTGGGTATCTTTTTCTATTTTGCCGATTCTTAATTGGGTACTGCGATGAGAGCCATACTTTTTCTCTTGGCCTTTGCATCGTCTGCAATGGCTCAAGACACGACAATCAATTACAAAGGCCAACCGCCACCCACTGCAATGGCCCCATCGGTCACGGCAATGGGTAGCGACATCTGCGCGATACCTGTCTCGGGCGCGATCAGCTCCACCGTGATTGGCTTTGCTGGTGGCATGACAGTCACAGACGCAAATTGTGAACGCATAAAACTTGCCCGTGAGCTGTCAAACCAAGGACTGAAAGTGGGCGCTGTTGCCATTCTGTGCGCCGACATCCGGGTCTGGGAAGCAATGGAAATGTCAGGGTCTCCCTGCCCTATTGGTGGATCGATTGGCGACACTGCACGGGAGGCTTGGGTAAAGCTGCATCCAGAACGGTTCAAGAGGCTCTATGGCAAAGTTCCTGATCCTGCTCCTGCTGGGGACAAGTAATGTCTTTGCTCAAGGGTGTTATTGCACGGATCAGCGCAACCCTGTCACGGGTAACTGCTACGCCAACGCAACCTGCTGGGCCTGTGCCCCCGGAGCCTACAACACCTCTTGGCAGCAAGCCTACTGCACTGCATACACACCTCCACCTCCAGCTTGCAGCTACTCAGCCATCACTGAGCAGCGGCCTTGCCCGATCAATCATTCTGGAACGCAAACGTGGAAGCGGGAAAACAACTGCATCGGAGGGACAGCCACCGACAGCGGATGGTTCAAAGTCGCAGACACCTGCGTCCCGCTCCCACCGACCTGCAAAGCCGGTAGCGAAACCCGCCAAGAATCTTGCGGCCAAAACCAAAACGGCAGCAAAACATACACCCGCCAAAGCACCTGCCAAGACCCATACGGTCAGCCGGTCTGGGGGCAGTGGCAGTTGACGCAGGATGCTTGCAAATGGAATTCACCAACTTGTCAACCAAGCACGCAGACTCAGACGCTCGCCTGTCAGGCGGGGTTCACGGGCAGCATCACGCAGACCATGACCAGCACCTGCCCCGATCCATATGGGCAGCCTGTGTGGGGTTCTTGGGTGACTTCATCCAATACCTGCGTCAAATCGGTCACAAACCCGACCAACGTGCTGTCGCCGGTCAGCCCGGTCAGCCCAGTCATGTCTGCACCCGCAACCCCCATCGCGCCTGTAACTGCGCCCGTGGTGTCTGCGCCGATGACGACTCAACCTACCGATACGCCAGAGTCACCAAAGTCGGAGTCGCCATCTACACCTGCCCCATCTCCGGGCGCATCTGTCTCGGCTCCAACTGTCGGGAGTGGTGCGAAAGCGGCGGCGCTGGTGCAAAGGCTGACGCTGATCGGGGCAATGCCCAAGCAACCAAACATCGTTGAACAAATCGTATTGAAACAGGAGCTACCAGATGACTACCGAAGAACCCAAGACTTTCTCCTTGAGCTTGTCACCGCAGATGATGCTTGGCTTGATCCTAACGGCCCTGCCGGTGATCGGTGGCGGCGCTTACGCGGGAGTGACCTTCTACAACAAGATGACTGAAACCATCGAGGCTGTGGACGACTACAAGCCCTACGATGACACCGCCTTGCGCGAGAAGGTGCAAGCCTTTGAAATTGAGATGAAGTCCGTCAAAGAGCGCCAATTGTCCATTGCTGAGCAGGCTGTGCGGATCGCTGAGAAGGCGTCTGACGCCATTGCCCTGTCCCGCGAGACCAAGGCCATCGCCTCCGGCGCTGCTGCTGAGGGCGCGGCCATGAGCCGGGAGACCAAGGCATCCGTCGAAAGTATGAACCGCGAGATTCAGACTAAACTTGCAGCGCTCAAGCAAGACTTGGACAGCACGGCTGCGTCTTTGCGTTCCGAGATGAACTCGCTCAAGCGAGCTACCACCAACCCACTGAGCAAATAAGGAGAAACCATGCTTGGATTTAACTCTTACAAAGGCCTGACAGCTGACGATATTGAGGTCCGTGTCTGGGCTTTTGTCGTCAAGTCAATCACCGTTCTTGTGCTGGGCATCGCTTTTGGTGTGCTGTGGCTGATCGGTTTTGAAGAGCAGTCCGAAGTGCTGGCCCCGATTGACGCTGTGTTCTTGGAGATTCTCAAGGCCATCGCATTCATGGGCGTTGGTACATTGGGTGGTATTTCTGGCCGCAAGGCTGTGAGCGCTGTCGCCAAGAAAGTCGCCGAAGAGGAACAACCCAATGACGCCTGAGCTGCAAAAGTACTACGAAGCCAGGTTTGACCTGTTTGCGCAGCAGGGCTGGCACGACTTGATGGAAGATATTGACACCATGCTGGACGCAATGAACAATGTCTCTACCATTGCGGATGAAAAAAGTCTACAATTTCGCAAAGGCGAGATTTCTATCCTGACTTGGCTGAAAACCCTGAAAGGGGTCAGCGAACGAGCGTATGAGGATTTGAATGAGAAGAATGTTTGAATTTGCCTGCGAATGCGGGCAGCGCACGGAGGCTTTGGTGGTTTATGAGACCACTGAAGTGCCGTGTGGATGCGGCGGTACAGCCAGTCGCATCATAAGCGCCCCGGCGTTTAACTTGGAAGGGTGGTCAGGCCATTTCCCCACTGCACATGCGCAGTTTGGCCGCCGTCACACGGAAAAGTTAGCCGCCGAGCGCAAAGCCAACTCATAAGCACTTGTGCCGAGTTGAATCTCCTACAACCATTTTGGCAGGAACATAAATATGTTGATTGACAATGAAGCCGAGCCGCTAGGCGAACTCGAAATTGAAGAAGCTAAGACCGAATCCCAAGAGCTTCCTGAGAAATACAGGGCCAAAAGTCTGGAAGAAGTCGTACGGATGCACCAAGAGGCTGAAAAGCTGATTGGCAAGCAGGCCCAAGAGGTCGGCGAGGTCCGTAAGTTGGCTGACGAGTTGCTCAAGCAGAACCTCAGTTCTAAGCAGCAACGTATTCAGGAGGAAGAACCTGAAGTTGACTTTTTTGAGAATCCTCAAAAAGCAGTTCAAGCGACGATTGATAGGCACCCCGACGTTCTCGCGGCCAGACAAGCTGGCCAAGATTTCAAACGGATGCAGATTCAGCAAAAGCTGGCACAGGATCACCCTGACTACTCCCAAGTGGTCAACGATTCTGAGTTCCAAAGCTGGGTGAAATCTTCACCTGTGCGTTTGGGCCTGTATGCCAAGGCAGACGCTGAGTTTGACTACGATTCGGCAAACGAGCTGTTGTCCACCTTCAAGCAACTTCGCGGCGTCAAGGCCAAGGAAACCGAGCAGGCAGGTACTGCTGCACGGACCAAAAGCATGAAAGCTGCGCAAGTCGATGTTGGTGGCTCTGGCGAGAGTTCAAAACGAGTCTATCGACGGGCCGACCTTATTCGGCTGAAAATGACAGACCCAGCGAGATACGAAACACTGTCTGACGAGATCATGCAGGCGTATTCCGAAGGGCGAGTCCGGTAATAACCTTTTTGGAGATTTAACATGGCAAACACCGCCTTTTCCCCCACCAATGCAGTAACCACCACTTCCGCAGCTAACTTTATTCCAGAAATCTGGTCTGATGAAATTGTTGCCGCCTACAAAAAGAACCTCGTCTTGGCCAACCTGGTCAAGAAGATGTCTTTCAAAGGCAAGAAGGGTGACACCGTCAACATCCCTAGCCCAGCCCGTGGCTCTGCCTCGGCCAAAGCTGCTACTGATGCCGTGACTCTGATCGCAGAGAGCGACACCAACATTCAAGTGCTCATCAACAAGCACTACGAATACAGCCGCTTGATCGAAGACATCGTCGAAGTGCAAGCCCTGACTTCCCTGCGTTCTTTCTACACAGAAGACGCCGGTTACGCCTTGGCTCGTCGCATCGACACCGACTTGGTGCAACTGGGCCGCGCTTTCAACGGCGCAACCGTTGGCACTGACGACTACGCCACTTCGGCCTCGAGCACCAAAGCCTATGTCGGCTCCGACGGCACCACAGCCTACAACAGCGCCAGCTCCAACGCTGCTGCTTTGACTGACGCCGCCATCCGCCGCACCATCCAGCGTCTGGACGACAACGACATCCCTATGGATGGCCGTTTCTTCCTGATCCCTCCTTCGAGCCGCAACACCCTGATGGGTCTGGCCCGTTACACTGAGCAGGCATTCGTCGGCAACGGCGACGCTATCCGCAACGGTGAAATCGGTCAGTTGTACGGTATGGCCGTGTTCGCTACTTCCAACGCCGACACCGGCGCTGGTAACAGCGGCGCTGACCGTATCTGCTTGATGGGCCACCGCGATGCGATGGTGCTGGTTGAGCAGTTGGGCGTGCGCTCGCAGACTCAGTACAAGCAGGAATACTTGGGCACCTTGTTCACCGCAGACACGATCTACGGTGTGAAGGCCCTGCGTACCGCTGCTTCGCCATCGGCTGCTAACGCCTCCGCTGCCTACGCCTTGGCTGTTCCAGCCTAATGACCCTTCCCCCGGCTTAGGCCGGGGGATGCCTTTTTAAGGAGATTCAAATGGCTGCTGCATCCGCTGTCGTTTCCCGTCGCGGGAATGACCAATTCCGAGGTATCTTCTCTGATACTTGGGCTGTTACCTGCACCTTGGACACTGCTGAAATTGCAGACCAAGCTGCGGCTACCGACACTGTGACTATCCCCGGCGTAGCCTTGGGTGATATGGTGATCGGCATGTCGGCTGGTGTGAGCGAGGCAGGCGTTGTTCGCCGCGCCTACGTTTCCGCCGCCAACACTGTGACTATCGCCAGCACAAACACCACTGGCGCGGCCGTCAACTTGGCGTCCACGACTGTGAAACTGGTCATTGGCCGCATGGTCTAAACGACAGGGGGCTTCGGCCCCCTTTCTACAGAAAGAAAATGATGGCTACATTCAAATGCTTGCAAAGTGGTAATACGGTGACGTTCACGCAGCAGCATGACATTGACTCTATGCGCGGCCACGGCGGCTATGTGCGTGTCGATGATCAGGGCGCTGAGGTGCCCGTTGAGCCCGAGAACAAAGAACTACCGATGACGGCCCCAGTCCCTGCCAAGCGGATGGGCCGTGCTCGCAAACCTGTTGAAATTTAAAGGAGATCGCCATGTACGGTAAAGCACCCAAGATGAAGGACGGCCAAAAGGCCAAGAAAGTCATGCCGGTCACCGTCATGGTGGCCATTGGCAAGCCAAAGCCCATGCCCAAGCGTGGCCAGCGCACCGCCACCAACAAGGCCAAGAAATGAAGACCAAGGCTGAGAAGAAAATCAGCAAGGTCATGCGCGAGTACAAGGCCGGTGGCCTGCACTCGGGCAAAGGTGGCCCCGTGGTCAAGTCCAAGAAGCAGGCGGTCGCCATCGCGCTGTCGCAGGCTGGCAAGGCGAAGAAAAAATGAAGACGCCCGCCTGGCAGCGCAAAGAAGGACAGTCCAAGACCGGGGGCTTGAATGCCAAGGGCCGGGCGTCTTATAATGCGTCAACCGGGGGTGATCTCAAAGCCCCCGTGAAGTCGGGCGACAACCCTCGTAGGGCCTCCTTCTTAGCACGCATGGGCAATATGCCTGGGCCTGAGATGAAAGATGGCAAGCCCACCCGGCTGCTCTTGTCACTGAAGGCTTGGGGCGCATCGTCCAAGGAAGACGCCAAGGCGAAAGCCAAGGCCATCTCAGCCAGGAACAAGAAATGAGACCAGTATCCGTCGGCGTCAACCCCACTGCGGGATCGACCAGCACCCTCTACACGGTGCCGACGGGCTATTACGCCAAATTCAACCTGCTGTACGTCCACAACACGGGGGGTGGGTCCAAGACTTTGACCGTCCAGTGGTACGACGCAAGCGCAGCCACCAGCATTGACATTCTGACTGCGGTGACCTACACCAGCAAGGCGTACACCCAGTTTGACAACGCATATGTGGTTTTTGAGGAGGGTGACCAGCTGCGCGTCACACCAGAATCCGGTAGTGCGTTTTCTATCATCGCCACATTTGAAGAAATAGGGTTGACACGCCAATGACCTACCTCCAACTCATCAACGACGTGCTGGTCCGGCTGCGCGAGACTCAGGTCTCCACGAGCACTGAGACCCAATACTCGACCTTGATCGGCAAGTTCGTCAACGACGCGAAGCGCCAGATCGAGGACTCTTATGGATGGAACGTGCTCGGCCAGACGATCACGATCACCACCACGGCGGGCACGTACATCTACTCGCTGACGGGCGCTGGCCAGAAGTTCCAAGTGATGGACGTCATTAACACGACCGCCAACGTCGGGATGCAGAACATCAGCTTCGTGGAAATGAACCGTTTCCAGAACTTCGTGCCTGCGATCAGCGGCATCCCCGAATACTACAGCTTTGACGGCGTGGACGGCAACGGCGACACCAAGGTGGTGCTGTACGCCCGTCCAGACAACGTCTACAACATCCCTTTCTCCCTGACTGTGCCCCAAGCACCTCTGTCCGCTGACAACACGCTGGTGATGGTGCCTGACGTGCTGGTGGTGCAAAACGCCTACGCCCGTGCTCTGGTCGAGCGCGGCGAGGACGGCGGCCTGAACAGCTCCGAGGCGTACAACTTGTACAAGTCCATGCTGGCCGACTACATTGCGCTGGAGGGCACCCGCTATCCAGAGAACCAAGAGTTCATCGCAATATGAGCCAAGTCCTCCAGACTGCTGCAATCTCAGCGCCGGGTTTCTTCGGCCTGAACACGCAAGACTCGCCTCTGGACTTGGCGTCTGGCTTTGCGCTGGTCGCTACAAACTGCATCATTGACCAGTACGGCCGCGTTGGCTCGCGCAAGGGCTGGAGCCGCGTGAACAGCTCGTCCGGCAACCTCGGCGCGAACAATGTCGGCGTCATCCATGAGCTGGTGCAGACCGACGGCACGATCACCGTGCTGTTCGCTGGCAACAACAAGCTGTTTAAGCTGGACGGCTCCAACGCTGTGGTCGAGCTGACCTACGGGGGTGGGGGTACAGCACCAACGATCACAGCCAGCAACTGGTCTGTTGCTTCGCTCAACGGCATCACTTATTTCTTCCAGACGGGCCATGACCCGCTGATTTACGACCCGACCGTCAGCACGACGACTTACCGCCGTGTGAGCGAGAAGTCGGGCTACGTTGGAACCGTGCCGTCTGGCGACATCGTACTGTCAGCGTTTGGTCGTCTGTGGGTGGCCAACACCGCCACAGTCAAGAACGTGGTGTACTTCTCTGACCTGCTGTCTGGCCATATCTGGACCACAGGCACTGCGGGTTCACTGAACGTGGACCGCGTCTGGCCCTCCGGGTCGGACGAGGTGCAGGGCCTGGCCGCGCACAACGGCTTCCTGATCATCTTCGGCAAACGCCAGATTCTGGTGTACGCCAACGCCACCACGCCGTCCACCATGTCGCTGTCCGACACGGTGGGAGGCATTGGCTGCATCGCCCGTGATTCTGTCCAGTCCACGGGCAAGGACGTGCTGTTCCTGTCCAACTCGGGCGTGCGCTCGTTTGCCCGCACGATCATCGAGAAGTCGGCCCCGCTGGGTGACCTGTCCAAGAACGTGCGCAGCGACCTGATGCAGGTCGTGGCGGGGGAGACTCTAGCTAACATCAAGTCGGTCTACTCTGAGACAGAGGCGTTCTACCTGCTGACGATCCCATCGGTCAAAGAGGTGTACTGCTTTGACACCCGCGTGCAGCTACAAGACGGCTCATTCCGCGTCACCAAGTGGGACTCGATTGAGCCCACAGCGCTGCTCTCGCGCCGCAACGGCGATGTGCTGATCGGCAAAAACGGCTATGTTGGCAAGTACGGCACATACCAAGATCACTCCTCGCTGTATCGGATGCTGTACTACACGAACCACGCGGACCTTGGCAACGCCAACGTCACGTCTCTGCTCAAACGGCTGAAAGTCGTGGTGATCGGCGGCACCAACCAGTACGTGACGATCAAGTGGGGCTTTGACTTCATTGCCAACTACCAGTCTGTTAACGCCCTGATCCCATTACAAGGCGTTTCGGAGTACGGCGTTGCTGAGTACGATATCGCCGAGTACGCCGAGGGCGTGGCCTTGCAGACACTGTCCGTTTCGGCGGGTGGTAGCGGTAAAATCGTGCAAACAGGCTACGAGTCGAACATCAACGGCGCGCCGCTGTCAATTCAACGGATTGAGATTCAGTCCAAGGACGGGAAAATATCATGAGTAACTACACCAAGAGCACCAACTTTGCGACCAAGGACGCGTTGCCATCTGGTGACCCGCTCAAGATCGTCAAGGGCACTGAGATCGACACCGAGTTCAACAACATCGCCACAGCGGTGGCGACCAAAGCTGACTTGGCGTCACCCACGTTTACGGGCACGCCAACGCTGCCGACAGGCACCGTTGGCACGACGCAGACCTCGACCGATAGCAGCACTGCGCTGGCTACTACAGCCTTCGTGCAGGCCGTTAAAGCGTCGCTATTCCCTGTCGGCGCGATCTACACGGCCGTTGTCTCTACCAATCCCGGCACGCTGCTCGGCTTTGGCACTTGGACGGCTTTTGGTGCTGGTCGGGTCATGGTCGGCTTCGATTCCGGCAATGCGCTGTTCGATACGGCGGAAGAGACTGGCGGTAGCGCAAACGCGGTCACTGTTAGCCACAACCACACGGCTACTTCTACTGTTAGCGATCCCGGTCACTTTCACACTACAACGCTTGAAAACACGACTGGGGCGGGCGGAACGCCGGGTGCTAAGTGGTCGGCCCTTACATCACCTACGCAGACAAGTTCCGCAAACACAGACAGCAAGACTACAGGCATCACGGTTTCGACTTCTGTCGCATCATCTGGTTCGTCGGGCACCAACGCTAACTACCAGCCGTACATCACCGTGTACATGTGGAAACGGACAGCATGATAGAGCACCACTTCAGCGATGGGCTGTACGCCAAACAAGCGGTTATCCCCGCAGGCACGGCCATCCTGAAGCACACGCATGACTTCAGCCACCTGTCGATCCTGGCTGCGGGCAAGGTGGCGGTGATGAAGGGTGAAGAGATTGAGGTTGTCGAGGCCCCGGCCTGCATAGAGATCAAGGCTGGCCTGACGCACGGCGTCAAGGCCATCACGGATTGCGTTTGGTTTTGTATTCACGCCACTGACGAGAAAGACCCGTCAAAAGTGGATGACGTTTTGATTGGAGCTTAATATGCCTTGGATTGGTGGAGCAATTGCAGGTGGCTTGGGGCTGCTTGGCGGCATTATCGGCGGTAACTCCGCTGAAGACGCGGCGGCCACGCAGGCGGCGGCGCAACGTGACGCGGCGCGTATGGCGGCTGAAGAGTCGCGGTTTCGCCCGGTCGGCATCACGACGCGTTTTGGTCAGTCGCAGTTCACCACTGGCGAAGACGGCCGCGTGTCTGGGGCCAGCTACACGCTCGACCCACAGCTGCGGGCCTTGCAGGACCGCTTCTTGGGCTTGACGGGGGGTGGCCTCACGCAAGCCGAGCAGGCGCAAGCCCAGTTCGCACCTCTGGGCCAAGCAGGTCAGAGCCTGTTCGGCCTTGGCCAGCAGTACCTCGCCCAGTCGCCCGAGCAGGCCGCGCAGCAGTACATGACCGCGCAGCAGAACCTGCTGGCCCCTAGCCGTGAGCGTCAACTTGCACAGCTCCAGAACCAACTGTTCAACACCGGCCGTGGCGGCTTGGCTGTGGGCGCAACCGGTGCTCGCCCTGACGGCGGCGCAGGTCTCGGCGCAGCCAACCCTGAGCTGGAGGCGTACTACAACACCATTGCCCAGCAGGACGCAGCTCTGGCAGCGCAGGCCCAGCAGGCAGGCATGGACCAAACGCGTTTTGGGGCTGGTTTGTTTGGTTTAGGCGGCGAATTGATGCGGGGTGGTTATCAGGGCCAAGTAGCCGCGCTATCACCTTATGAGGCATATCTGAAAGGTGCCACTGGTCTGGAGACGCTTGGCCAATCCGCATTGGACATCGGCGCTCAGTTGGGCGGCCGGATGGCCAACCCAACCGGCGCTCAGGCGTTGCTGCAAGGCGGCATTGCTGCTGCGGGCACACAGGCCCGTGCTGACGCCTACAATCCGTTTGCCACAGCTTTGGTGGGCGCAAGCCAGAGCAAGCCCTTGACAGACGCTTTTGGGCGGATGTTCAGCAACACAAACTCGATGGGCAACACCGTCTACAACCCAGCGACCATGAGTGGTGGCTTTGCTGGTACACCTCAATCCAGCTTTTTCTACGGCACCGGCGGTTCAGGAGATTAATCATGGCAGAAATTGTGCAATCCCTGTTCGGCGTCACGCCGGAGTCTTACCAGTTGGCCCAGCAGCAGCGTGCCGACGCGCAAGCGTTGCAGTACGCCCAGCTCGACCCGTTCCAGCAGGCGAACTTCGCCATTGGCCGTGGGGCCAACATGTTAGGCGGCGCGGTTGCAGGTGCTCTGGGCGCGCAAGACCCCGAGTTGCAGCGCATCACAGCGCGTCAGCAGATCGCAAGCCAGCTCAACCCGAACGACCCCGCGTCTATCGAGCGTGCTATCGCCGCGCTGTCGCAAGCAGGTGATCCGCAAGGCGCGATGATGCTGCAAGGCGAGTACCGCAAGTTGCAAGAAAGCAACGCCTTAGTGGCGCAGCGCGGGGCTGCTGCAACCGCGTCGCAAGCACAAGCGCAAAAGGTGCAGTTGAGCCTTGATCAAGAGACCAAACTGCGCGACGAACTCTCCAAACTCCCCGCAGGTGCTACCGAAGCGGACATCCGCGCTGTCGTGGTCAAGTATGGTGATCCAGACAAGGTGCTCACAGCGCTGACAACCGCTGCAACACGCGACGCGGACCGCGAGGCACGCGCTGACGCGGCCAAAGCCGCAAACGACGCCCGTATTGAAGCTGCAAAAGTCGCGGCGGACGCTAGGCTTGAGGCTGCTCGTCAAGCAGGCGCAACTCAGCTCCAGATTGCACAACTGCAAGCGCAAAACAAGCGCGGCTTGGCAGCACTCGCAACCACGCTTAAAGGCCCCAAAACGCTGCCTGCGTCGCTGCAGAAGGAAGAAGACAAAGAACTGGAGCTGGTCGATTCACTGACAGCGCGGTCCGAGGCTTTGCAGCCTGCGGTGGCTTCGCTGACGCCCGATCCGACAACCAAGAAGCCGCCTTTGCAGCTTGGCCCTATCAACAACCTGCGCTACCAAGCGCAAAACGCTGCTGGCAACTCTACGCCCGAGAGCCGCGCTTACGCGCAACTGCAACGGTCCGTGCAAGAAGCCACCAACTTGAAGACGGATGCTGCCAAAGGCGTGCAGACCGACAAGGACGTGTTGCGCTTTGCCAACGAACTGATCGCTGCCTTTGGCAAGAACGACACGCAGACCACGCTGGATGCGCTGAGCAACTTCGTCAAGACGACCGACAAAGCGCGGGTCAACGCCCAAAAACGCATTGACAGCCGTCGTAAATCGCAAGGCGTGGACCCGTACTACGGCGCACAAGCTGGCACACCGCAAAACCCAATCAAATTGGACTGAATATGCCCACTGTCTACGAATACAAAGGCGTTTCATACGAGTTGCCTGACGGCCTCTCAAATGAGGCTGCGCTGGCCCGTATCAAAGCCAGTTTGGGTGGCGCGGCGCCTGCATCAGAGGCAGACGCTGAGACAGCGCGTTTGGCTGCGCGGTTCCCTGCGCCAGCAGCGGCTCCGACAGCAGCGCCAGCAGCAGCTCCCGCACCCGCGCAACCAAGCATGGCCGATCAACTCAGACGTCAAGCTGGCTTGGCTGGCCGCGCTGTTGTCCAGGGGTTGTCCGCACCTGCGAACATTGTGGGTGATTTCGCAAGCGGGTTAGGAAACTTGGCCCTTATGGCCACAGGTTCTGAAACCCGAATCCCTACCCTGTCCCAAACGCAAAGCCAAGCGTTGACACAGCTTGGCGTGCCTGAGCCGCAAACTACCTCTGAGCGTGCGGCCCAAGCAGGAATGCAGGGTCTTGTGTCGGCTGGTGGCATGGCCGCTGCGCTGCCAAGGACCGTATTCGGCGCAAACTTGGCGCAACAGTTGCCCGCTGCCACTGCTGCGCCGGTCGTAGCGCAGCCCGTGGCTGAAGACGTCAAAGCGTTGACCGGCAGCGACTTAGCTGCGCTGGTTGCCAGCATCGGCGTGTCCGGCGCAGTCGGCAGCAGCGCGGGCAACATCGCCAATCGTGTGGCGACCGGCAAGCAGACCGTCCCCACAATGGAACAAGTGCGCCAAAACGCGCAGCGCTCGTACACCAAGGTCAGCGACTTGGGCATCAAACTGACGTCAGACAACGCCAACAGCTTGGTTGACAAGCTCAAGACGCGCTTGGACGCCAAAGACTACATCCCCGAGAACGCCGCGCCGGTTAAAAACGTCTTATCCAAGATCGAAAGTATCGCTGCTCGCGGAGACGTGACGTTCGATAACGTCGATAAGATGCGCAGCTTGGCCAACACCTTGAAGGGTGATACGGACGCCAACGTGCGCCGCTTGGGCAGCGAACTGATCGCAGGCATCGACGAGCACGTCGCGGCCCTCAAGCCCCGCGACGTCAGCGCAGGCGCGGGCGGTATCGACGAGGCCGTCAAGACTATCGCCAGCGCCCGCAAGGACTGGCGTAATCTGAGCCGCGCGTCCATGCTCGAAAACATCTTAAATGTTGCGGAGACACGAGCGCTCAACCCCACGGCGTCTGAGAGCGAGTTGATCCGGCAGGGCTTTATCGCGCTTGCGGCCAACAAGAACAAGATGGCGCTGTTCAATGAAGCCGAGCGCAACGCCATCAAGTCGGTCGCCAAAGGTAGCTCGCTTGACCCGCTGTTGACCTTGGCGGCTAAGTTCAACCCCCAGCGCAGCCAACTGATCGCTGCGGGTGGTATCGGCGGCGGCATAGCCAGCCCCGAAACGCTGATGTTTACCGCGCCTATCGCAGCGGGTGGTTTCACGGCTGACAAGCTGCAAGCGCTGCTGCGCCGTCAAGCCGCAGACCAAACCATCGGCGGTTTACTGTCGGGCACAACCGCTGCGCCACCGCCATCGCAATTCAATCGCGGTTTGCTCAGCACGATCATGACCCAGCCGGGCATTCAGGAGTAAGCCATGCTTCCACTCGCAGCATTACTCGAAGTCGGCGGGAAGCTGGTCGACAAGTTTGTGCCTGATCCCGAGGCCAAGGCCAAGGCTCAGGCCGAACTGGCGCAAATGCAGCAGAACGGTGAGCTGGCCAAGATGGCCAACGACACCAAGCTGTTTGAGATCGCCAGCGCAAATACTGCGGACGCCCGCGACATGCAGAAGACCAACAAGTCGTTCATGCCTGCGTTCTTGTCGATCATCACCGTGGTGGGCTTTTTCAGCCTGCTGCTGGGATCGGCTTTTGGCGTGCTGACATTGACAGGTTCAGACATCATGATGATGCTGCTTGGTGTGCTGGCCCGTGAGACCGCGTCCGTTTACAACTTCTGGCTCGGCTCGTCCAACTCTAGCCAACAGAAAGACATCCTGAAAGGCAAACAGTGATCACCGCCGAACAGCTCAAAGAACTGCACATCGCCGAAGACTGGCTGGAGCCCCTGAACGAGGCTTTCCAGCGCTACGAGATCAACACGCCCCTGCGGATGGCGGCGTTCATCGGCCAGTGCGCCCATGAGTCCGGCAACTTCAAGACCTTGCAAGAGAACCTGAACTACAGCGCCGAGGGCCTGTGCCGCGTCTGGCCCAGTCGCTTCCCCACGCTGGAGGCTGCAAAGCCCTACCACCGCGATCCTGACAAGATCGCCAACAAGGTCTACGGCGGCCGCATGGGCAACGGCACCGAAGAGACTGGCGAGGGCAGCCTGTACAAGGGCCGTGGCCTCATCCAGCTCACCGGCAAGGACAACTACACACTGTGCGGCGACGCGCTGGGCATCGACTTCATCCACAGCCCCGACCTGGTGCTGGCGCCCAAGTACGCTGCGCTGTCAGCTGCTTGGTACTGGAACAAGCGCGGCCTGAACAAGGAAGCCGACGCCAAGGACTACACCGGCATGACCAAGAAGATCAACGGCGGCGTCATTGGCTTGGACGACCGCGTCAAGCACATCAACCACGCCTTGGAAGTGCTCAACGCATAAGCGCCAGCAGCCCGACCATTATCAGGTTGGCCGCCAAGGCCACCAGCACGATGTAAGCAAGCCGCCCCAGCCAATACCGCCAGACTGACTCTGGCAGTGGCTCGGCGGCTTTCATCTTCTTGCCTATCCGGGCGGTCATGCCGCATCCCTCAGATAGGCCGTCAGGCGCTCGATCTTGCCCTGGTGGTACTCCACCATCTTGGCAGCGTATTCTTGCGTGTCCTGCATCTGCAACAGATCGCGCTTGGCGGCCTCCAGCTCGCGCAGGGCAACAGCCTCGATGCTTGGGGTGCGAAATAGGTTCTTGAGGATGTTCATACGACGGCTCTCGCTTTCTTGTTTCTGATGTCCTTGACGACTTCGCCGATGGCCTTTTCCATCTGAGCGACGGTGCAGCGCTCCAGCTGCGCGTCATGCAGTTCCATGACGGTGTTGGCCGCGTTCAGCTCGGCCCCAGTGAACACGAAGCGGTCGCCTAAGCTGACGCCTCGCTTGCACATCGACAGCAGCGCGTCCTGCCCTGCCTTGATCTCCGCCGCCCAGTCGCGGCCAAGGGCTGGATCGACCCGCGCCAGCGCCTCTGTGATGTTGAACGCCTCGATGAGCACGTCCATGTCCTTGCGGGTGGCAGTGCCCTCCACCACGCAGCGCAGGGCTAGGTGGTTCTTGATCCGCACGTTGTCCATGACCTCGGTGGCCGTCAGCACGGGCCGCAGCCCGGCGATCACCCACGTCAGCGGGTCGTGCAGCTGCGCCTTTGGGCGGTACTTGCTGCGCTTACGCATGGTCTGGCCTCGGGCAGTTGGGTGGGGCCAGATGGATGCAGTAGACCGCAGCCCACTGGCCACGGTACGGACCCTCCCAGCGGTCGATGTAGACGTCGGGCATAGACTCGACCGTGTTGCGCAAGGTGTCCTTGCGGATGCCGGTGGCGTCGTTCAGCTCAACCAGTGTCATGCCGTCGGGTGTGGCGGCCAATCGTTCTCTTACTTTAGGGGCGTGTGTTTTCATTGTTTCGATTTCTTGTAGGCGTGCGTTGGCTTCCTGAGCAAACTTGATCAGGTTGCGCGTCTCCCATGCGCGAAAGTCACTCATGTCAGGCTGGCGAGCAGCTCGGCGCGCTCACGGGCCACGCGCAGGGTGTTGTAGCGCTGGTGCAGCCGCTCGACCCAGCGCGGGCGGCGCTGAGTGGCCAGCTCCTCGTCGAGCAGCGCTTTGACCTGTTCTTCGGGCATGGCCGGGAACGCTTCGTTAAGACTTCGCCAGGTGTACTTCAATTTTCTTCTCCAGTGATTCAATGAGGGTCTTGGTGCGGTTGTAGCTGCGGGTTGCCGCGTTGAGTTGCCGCGTCTTGTGCTTGATGTCGCTCTTGGCGGCTTTGAGTTTGGCTTTCCATTGGTCGATTCGTTTCACTGCATAGCTCCTTGTTGGACGATGACCCACTGGGTCTTTGGTTTCTTGTGGTGGACGCCCCACTTCAGGCGATCCTTGGGGTGAGGGCAATCTTCGGGCACAGGCACAGCGATCCAGACCTTCTCGTACTGGCCGCGCTTGCCTAAGCGCCAGCGGTCCACGTACACGTCGGGCATCGTTCTCAGTGATGTCCTGACGTTGGCGACGTGCAAGCCTGTCTCAGCGGCGATCTCAATGGGTGTCATGCCGCTCGGCCTTGAGCGCAGCAGCGTGCGTATTTTCTTTTGTCTGACTGGGGTCATGACTTCTCCTTGAGTGTTGCAAAGATCGACTTGTGGCAACGTGTGCATTGGTAGTGGTACTTGATGCCGCAGTTGGTTGGCTGCCAGTTGTGTTTACAGGTCATGCGAACCTCCAGCCACAACGTAGATGTAAACAGCCTGTGCAATCAGCACGGCGATCAGTGCGTAGATCATTGTTGCTCTCCTGTGGCTTCATCAAAATCAAACCACTCGTGGATTTCCAATAACACAGCATTAACAATGGCTTCGTTAATGTCCGCTTTGCTTGGCGAGTCGTTGTGTTTGTAAGCTCTGGTGTGCCCAAGAGTTACGCCATCAATGATGCAAGTCTCAAGCAGTTGCATAAATTTCGGCTTCATTCTTTCTCCTTCACGCAGGTACAGGCGTACCCGCTTGCGTCATAGCCCAAGCCCTTGCAGTAGGTGCAAAGGGGGTCTGCGGTTTGCTCTACGGGCATGAACCAGTCAAAGAGTTGGTCGATCCATTTCATTTCAGTGCCTCCAAGGCGATGGTGGACAGGTCTTGCTTATCATGGAGCGCGGTCCAAATCTTCGCGTCCACGGTCTTGTCGGTCAGCATGACATAGCACCACACAGGGCGCTGCTGGCCGGATCGGTGCAGACGTCCGACGGTCTGCTCGTACAGCTCCAAGCTCCACGGCAGTGATAAGAAGACCACATGACAGCCCCCATGTTGGAGGTTGAGACCATGACCGGCAGACTTAGGGTGTACGGCGAGCAGCTCGACCTCTCCTCGGTTCCAGCGCTCGATAGCGCCATCATCATCGAGCGTGACAAGCCTGGGCAGCCGTCGCTTAAGCTCGGCAAGCTCTTCTTTGTACTGGTAGACGATAAGGGTGTTGGCATGTTGGTTCTCCTCTAGTAATTCTTCGAGCCGGTCGAACTTGTGCGGCGACGTCCAGACCGGGCCGTTGTCGGTGTACAGGAAGCCCGACGACATCTGCTGCAACTTCTGCGTGACCACGGCGGCGTTGACGGCCACCACGTCGTGCGTCAGAAGCACGAAGTCTTTTTTGAGCTTGTTGTAGTCGGCCATGTCCATCTGGCAGTGCAGCTCCACGGTGTGCAGCGGCGGCAGCTTGTCCTTGTACTCGCCGGGCTCCAGCACGAACGTGGCTGGCTTGATCTTGGCCATGACCTGCTCCAGCGCCCCACGGCGCGGGGTCCAGTCGCCAAACTCGCGGTTGGTGCAGACGAAGTACTGCTGCATGAAGACGCCCTTGGCCCGGCCCAGCAGCGCCTGGTCCACGATCTTGCACTGACCGAACACGTCTTCGAGGCCGTTGCTGGTGAACGAGCCGGTCAGGCCCCAGCGTGTGTTCAGGTTGCCGATCACTTTGTTGAGCGCCTTGAAGCGTGCGCCGGACGGGTTCTTCAGCTTGGTCAGCTCGTCGAACACGATGCCGTCAAACGACAGCACGTCCTGCTCGGCCAGCCACTGGATGTTGTCGTAATTGGTCACGATCACTTGCGCGCCGCCGTGCAAGGCTGCCAAGCGCTGCTTAGGCGTGCCCACGGCCACGGCCAGCGTGACGCCAGCGGCCCACTTGGGCTGCTCGACAGGCCAGACGTCCGTGCAGACGCGCTTAGGTGCCAACACCAGCCAGCGCCGCACGTGGCCGTCCAGCAGCATGTCCTGCATGGCCGTGAGCGTGATGGCTGTCTTGCCTGCACCGACAGGCGCGAGGATCATCGCCCGGTCGTGCTCGTACAGGAAGTCAGCCGCCTGCTCTTGGTAATCACGCAGCTTCATCGCTCAATACCGTTCAGACGATCCGCGACCAACTGCGCGTAGCCCGCGATGTCGTGCCAGCTGTCGGCGTAGTCAGGGTCGCCGTTGATGATGCGGCCCAGCTTGTGCGCGATCATTTCCAACGCCTCGCGCTGGTCATTCTCCAAACGCAGGCTTGGGTTGAAGCCGAACATTACGCTCTTGAGCTGCTGGGTGACGTTGGCGTGATCCTTGAACTTTCCGTAGCGTTTGCCGCGCTCGGTCAGCGTGTTCGTCAGCGAGTCAAACGCTTCATCCTCTTCCATAGTGACTCGTAATAAATTCATCAATTTGCTCCTTGTTCCATAGACACGTGTATTTCTGATTCATCTTCGCCATGTCACTGGCGAAGACCTTTTGCAACTCCGAGAGCCTGCCGCCCTCAGTTTTGACCTCGACGAACCATGTCTGCCCATTGGGTAGGCACACGATTCGGTCTGCCACGCCCCGATGCGCAGGGCTGGTGAACTTGTACGCCCGACCACCCACGTCTTTGACGCGCTTGATCAGGTAGGCTTCAACTTGTTTTTCTAGCATGGCACGAATAATACCTGAAAAAAAAGATTTGCACAACAAATTTTTTCTGTGATATGCTTGAGGCTCCATCAACTAAACTGGAGTTCACATGAAAGTCAAAACCACTGTCCACATTTTTTACAGCCAATACCATTGGGAAGAAAAAGGCGAGTACCTTGTTTTTTACGCCAAGGTTGCTGACGACGAACACCGCACCTACGTTGGCGCGCAAGAGATCGAGATCGAAGTGCCAGACAACTACGATCCCCGCGCACAGAAGATCGCAGCTTTGGAAAAGCACAAACAAAAAGTCATGGCCGACTATCACAAGATGGTCACCGAGATCAACGACCGAATCAGCAAACTGCAAGCCTTGGAGTACACAAATGCAGCACAGTAATATCGTCGGCGGTAGCACCGCCAAGCGCGTCATGTCCTGCCCTGGCAGCGTGGCGCTCGTCAACAAGATGCCACCCAAGCCATCGAGCGAGCACGCAGACCGTGGCACCTTGCTGCACGACGTGATCAGCGAGTTCCTCGACCAAGACGGCAAGCCGATCACCGACTGGCTCGGCAAGACCTACAAAGACCAAGTGCTCACGCAAGAGCTGCTCGACGAGAAGCTCGTCGTGGCCTTGGAGCTGCTCGATGAGATCGACCCCAAGAAGGAGCTGATGTATGAAGTTGAAACTCGTGTTGGCTTTGGCAGCCTTCTGCCTGGCGTGTTTGGAAGCACTGATCTTGTGGGGCGCATGGGCAATCGCGCTGTCGTTCTAGATTGGAAGTTCGGCGACGGCGTTGTCGTGACGGCTGAAGAGAACGAGCAGCTGATGTTCTACGCAGCCGCTGCCATGCGCACACCAGAGACAGCATGGGCGTTCGAGGGTGCTGACGAGATCGAGCTGATCATCGTGCAGCCACCTATAGTGCGCCGCTGGGTGACCGACAAGGCCCGCATCGAGCAGTTCGAGCGTGATCTGGTCAAGGCCGTCGCCGCCGCGCAGCTGCCAGACGCGAAAATACAACACGGCGATCACTGCCGCTGGTGCGCAGCCAAGCCGATCTGCCCCAAGATGACCGGCGCTGTGGACCGCGCCTTGGTGACACAGCTCAAAGAAATAGATGTTGACACGCTCGGTCGTTACCTGAAGAATGCAGACCTTCTCGAAGACTGGATCAAAGACCTGCGTGGCCTAGCCATGCAGCTGCTTGAGAAGAACATGCCCGTGCCCGGCTACAAGCTGGTGCAAAAGCGTGCGCAGCGCCAGTGGGCCGATGAGGCGCAGGCTGAGGCCGCGCTGATGGGCCTTGGCATCGAGCCAATGAAACAAGAGTTGATTTCTCCTGCGCAGGCGGAGAAGGAACTCAAAAAGAGCAAGACAGCACTGCCTGACGGTCTCGTCAAGTCAGTGTCGTCGGGCACCACGATGGTCCCGGAGAGCGATCCCCGGCCAGCCATTCTCCAGTTGGGCGACCTCCGGGCCACCCTTTCTAAACTCCAATGAAAGTAAACGATGCAACTCGCAACATTCTCCAAAGCAAACCTCCCCGCAGTCTCTACACTGTCCAGCGCCCTGCGCAACATCTCCACTGACGTCAGCGCTGCTGGCGGCGTGGCCATCATCAAGATGGACAAAGGTGGCCACTGGGTGTTCGGCGCAGAGCAGACCGAAATCGAAGCCGACAGCACATGGGCCGTCAACCCGTTCTCCTTCGTCCACGGCTTCATCGCCTGGGGCGACGGCGAAGTGCTCGGCGAGAAGATGACCAGCGTGGCCAACCCCCTGCCAGAACTCGACGCAGCGCCAGCCGGTGCGAAGAAGGGCTGGGAGTCGCAAGTGGGCATGAGCCTGCAATGCGTCTCGGGCGAAGACAAGGGCACTGAGTGCCGCTACACCGTCACATCTGTGGGCGGTAAGCGTGCAGTGCAGACCTTGGCTGTGGCCTTGGCTGATCAGGTGGAGAAGGACCAGTCCAAGCCAGTCGCCATCGTGCGCCTGCGCAAGGACAGCTACGCCCACAAGTCCTACGGCAAAATCTACACCCCGGTGTTTGAGATTGTCGAGTGGGTGTCGATGGACGGCGAAGCGCCTGAAGCTGCACCAACAGCCGAAGAAGCACCTACCCGCCGCCGCCGCGCAGCCTAAGTAAGAATCGGGGCGGCACTGGGAAGCTGCTAGACGCTGTTGGACGCGTTCCAACTTTAAGTGCCCTTTAAGTCGCCCCACCTTTTTATGACCAAACTATGGCTTGACTTCGAGACGCGCAGCCGCTGCGATCTCAAGGCAAAAGGTGTCTACAACTACGCGCAGGACAGCACGACTGACGTCTTGATGATGTCCTACGCCTTCGACGATGGGGAAGTGCAGACATGGCTTCCCTCTCAGGAATTCCCAGCCGCTGTGCGCGATCATACCGGCCTGATCTACGCGCACAACGCCGCCTTCGAGCGGCTGATCTTTTGGTACGTGCTCCAGATCAACTTCGAGCTCGAGCAGTTCTACTGCACCGCCACGCAGGCCCGCGCCAACTGTGCCCCTGGCTCGCTCGAAGACGTGGGCCGCTTCGCTGGCGCTGACATGCGCAAGGACCACCGTGGCAGCCAGCTGATCCGTCTGCTGTCTGTGCCGCAGTCCAACGGCCAGTTCCGCGAGGACGCTGCGCTGATGGCTGAGATGGTGGCCTACTGCGAGCAGGACGTGCGCGCCATGCGGGCGATCAGCCAAGCCCTGCGGCCACTGTCCGACGTCGAGCTGGCTGACTACCACGTCAACGAGCGGATCAACGACCGTGGCATCTTGGTGGACGTGCCCCTGTGCCACTCGGCAGTGAAGTTCGCCGCTGACGAGATGGTCGAGATTCAGCAGATCGTCACAGAGGTGACAGGTGGTGAGATCACCAGCGTGCGCAGCCCCAAGATGCGCGAGTGGGTGCTGGCCCGCGTTGGTGACGAAGCCAAGAAGCTGATGTGGACCGGCGAGAAGTATTCGATTGACAAGAACGTGCGGGCCAACCTGCTCGCGATGGAGAACCCCGATGAAGTTCCGCCCGATGTGGCCGAAGTTATACAGTGCGCCGATGACCTCTGGGCGTCGAGCGTTGCGAAGTTCAGCCGCCTTGCGAGCCTGGCAGACGAGGAAGACCACCGAGTCCGAGGTGCCCTCGTTTTTGCTGGAGGCAGTGCAACAGGGCGTGCTTCATCCTACGGCGCTCAAGTCCATAATTTCCCACGTAAGAGCGCAAGGGAACCCGACGCCGTCCGCACAGCTATGGTTCGAGGCCACAAAATTGTTCCACAGTTCGGGGCCAGGATCACGGACGTCCTGAAGACGATGCTGCGCCCCGCCATCGTGGCCGCGCCCGGCAATGTCCTGATCGCCTACGACTGGTCGGCCATCGAGGGCCGTGTGCACCCTTGGCTGTCCAACTGCAAGGCCGGTGAGGCCAAGCTGGACGTGTTCCGCTCGGGCCTTGACCCGTACAAGGTCAACGCTGCGGCCACCTTCCGTGTGGACTACGCCGAGGTGACAGGCGACCAGCGGCAGATCGGCAAGGTGCAGGAGCTGGCCCTCGGGTTTCTGGGCGGCGTGGGCGCGTTCGCTGTGTTCGGCAGGGCCTACGGCATCCACCTGTCGCCCGGCGAGGTGCAGCGGGCCGTGGACGGCTGGCGCAAGGCCAACCCGTGGGCCATGCAGCACGGCAACGTGCTGGAGGACGCCTACCTGCGGGCGATGAGAAACAAAGGGCATGAATTTAAGGCCGGACGCATTGTGTACTTGTTCGACGGTCAGACCCTTTGGTATGCTCTCCCGTCCGGCCGGGTACTTTGCTACCCAAACGCCAAGTTCGACGAGCAGGGCAACGTGACCTACACCAAAGCAGCATGGAAACCAGCAGCAGACGCCAAGGAGTGGCCACGCGCCCGTCTTTGGAAGGGTCTGGCCTGTGAGAACGTGGTGCAGGCAACGGCCAACGACATCCTGCGCGAGTCCCTGCGCCAGCTCGATGGCGTTGTCGCTCACGTCCATGACGAGATCGTGGTCGAGTGCGCAGCGTCTGACGCTGAGACCGTGGCCGCCCGGATGCACCAGATCATGTGCACACCGCCCGTCTGGGCCGAGGGCTTGCCCCTTGGCGCTGAGGGTGTCACAACAACGAGGTACTCATGACACACGACATTAAGACGCTGCGCCCAGTCCTTGAGATTGCAGAAGAGAACCGCAGGGCAGGCAAGAAGTTCATGGATATGTTTGAACTTAAG